TCAAGAATGCTTCCGAAGGAGTCTTACATTTTTGAGTAATCAATACATCATAATCTGCTTTAGAACCACCTACAGATTTAGCTCTCTCCTCATCAAGGTCTAACTCAGCTACCCATCTATTAGCATTACCATTCTCATCTATAGATGTATGTAACTTACCAGCTTTATCCACATAAGAACATCCTGGTCTATACCACATATCATCTACAAAATATCCGCAGTTACCTTCCATCTGATGTAACTCATATTGGTTAGGGAATCCTGCTAATCCATACTTATCTGGTTCTAAGAACATCTCAGAGAAGTCTTGTGTAGAACCTTCCATATCACCACCCGTACCAAAGATAATAGGAATACCAATCCATATTTTACCATCTCGTAATGTAGGTTCAGCGAAGCGATACGCCTTCTTTAAGTTGTTAATCAAACCAGCCTCTTCAAATATAAACCTTGTACACGAAAGACCTGCTGACTTATCTGGATTATCTTTGAGAGTAATAATCATTACCTCTGATAAGTATCCTTTTTCAATATTCTGCCCATCTATCTTTTCAGACCACCCAGACTTAACCTCAGTTGCTGTGTCCTTTAATCTAGGAGTTCTAAACTCAGTGAACTCATTCAAAAAGTTGCACATTGTCTTGAACATCTTAAATGTGTTCTTAGCTTTGTCTTCAAGCTCGGACGCAATAACAACTCTAGATTTCTTAAAGAAAGTATAAATCCAAGCTGCCCCTGCTGCATTTTTAAAAGACCAACCTTTCCGTCTAGCTTTAGCCATGATAACACCCTTTTTTTCCATAGGGTCTAAACCATACTTAGCTGGGTTCTCAGCTCTTTCTAACGTAAGGAACCAATAATAGTCCATTGCTAAGAAGTCAGGAAATCCTAACCTTTTAGTTTCAGTCCCATCTGCCCTCTTTACCCTCTTTTCAATTCTACAGAAATTTAGGTAAAAATAGTGTTCTCCAGTTATCCTTACTCCACCTACCTCGTAACCATTGATACACCTGTCTTTTTGTTTATTCCAATAGTTAAGATATTGTGAAGTTCCCTCTATTGCTGTTGTATACATTGGCATACCTTTAGCCTCATTCTTCTCGAATTCTGTAGCTGCGGGTCTGAATACAGATGCATCTTTAAAAAATAAATAGTCAAATCCAAGATTCTTTACAGGGTTAATCAAAGATAATCTAGTTACTTTATTATGCACTTCTTCAGGTATACGTGCTTTCTCATCTTCAATTATTGTCGCAATGGTAGGGTCGTATTTCATTATAATATTGCTGATGGTTTAGCGTCTTTCCTAATTTGTTTAGCTTTAGCTTTTTCCTTAGCTACTATAGTTTCTAACTCATTTAGAGAAATAACAATCTTACCAATCTTTTCTAGGTTAGTAGATAAATCCCTTGCTGAGTATACAGGTTTACCTCTATCATCTAACATAGCAAAATCAATTGTATCAAAATACTCAGATAACTTCTCACAAGCATTTCGTGCAGACGTCAGTAATCTCATAGAAGGAGTAGTTTGTAATTTCTTATACATAGCAATAGCTTCAGCCATTAATTCCTTCATCTCATCTGACAACTCATCCTTTAGGTATGCGTCTTTAACTAATCTTTTTCTTTCAGAAGGAGACTGCTTAGCATATACAGAAGAATGATCTGCAATGTGGTACACATATGAAAGAACTTGAGATGCTACAGATTTATCTTCCGTATTATCAGCTTCCCATATAGCTCTAAACTCTGGTATGTGTACACCTTCAATTGTTATAGTTGGTTCGTTATTTTTTAAGTCAAATATCATTTAATCAATAAATTTGCTAAAAATCCAGTAACAACTCCTGTTACCACTAACCAAGGTCTATTCTTCCTTAGTTTATCATTGTGTTCTCTATACTCTTTATTATCTGCAAATAACTCTATAGTCTGTACAGTTAATCTAGCATTATCTACTTTACACTCCTCTTTATCTGCTCGTACAGCTTCCAATCTTTTGAAGCAATCTATACAAGGAATAATCCAGTCTATTCTACTTACCTGTGTATCATTAACGTTGAAAAAAGATAGGCTTCCGTCCACTTCTATTGTGTCCTGTATCGAGGTTGTATCTGGCAACGTGTTCTCTGGCAAGTTCTTCGAGAATATGGAGTTGCTGATCATAAGTAAGGCTATGAACAGAATCCATATAAGATTCGACCTGAATTTCATTTTTGTCATATTCTTTTATTGTTATTGTTATTGGTTCCTGTGTTGGTACTGGTCTATTAACATACTTTAATGCAGCTATAGAGAATATTATTATTCCTATACCCATTCCAACTTTAAATACTATATCTCCTATTTTATCTACCATCCCATCTAGTTTTAGTTCCTCTTATATCGTAATGGACAAAATTCTTATATATACCCATTCCACCTTCCATCATTCTGCCTTGAGCAATTAGTTCTTGTATTGTTTTATAAACTTGTATAGGCCGTACTCCTTGTACTTGTATATCAGCAGCTTGTCCCAACTTGTGTTTAGAATTTTTAGTTCCACCTACTTTAGCATTATGAGCTGGACTTCTATACCCACTTGAAATAGTAATATTTTTACCCAAGCGGTCTCTTAATACCTGCAAGTTTTTAGCAAGTAAAAGAACATTATTATAGTACTGATTAGGTACTGGTACTCCATCTCTAGATGCAAACTCATCTATAGAGAAATTTTTTGTTAATTGCTTTGGTCTTGTAGCTTCCTTCTTTTTTGGTGTAGGTACTTTTTTACTATCTTCTGTAGGTGTTTGTACTACACCGAGGTCAAGCTCATTTAAAGCACCAGTTGCTACATTAGTTGCCCCTATAGAATGTCCTTTTTTCCAATTAAAAGAATCTTTAACAGACTCAATTGCATTTCTAGACACTTCAATCTTAGAAGCTCCAAATAGAACCATACATATATGGCTCAATATAGTAAAGAATTCCGCCTTAGAGTCTCCAGGTAGCTCTAAAAGACTATAACTATCTCCCAGAGCTACGAAGACTATAATAAGAAGGAAAATATATCCAAATATATTTCTAGCAAGTTTATTACTAGATTCAATACCACTTAATGTTAACCTTGGTAATATAACCAGCAAGCCAGCCATAAGTACCATATCAGCATAAATGCTAAGATTTACAGGAACCCCAGCAATATAAGCAATAGTTAACCATAGCACAGAAAGACATGCTAATACAGCATGCCCTCTGCGTTTGTAAAAATCTTTATCTAATATCAGCTTTTTAACTTTTTGAAATCCAGTCAACCCCATTTGTAGCATCAATTAATACCTCGGCATTATTGACGTAGGGTGACTTATCCATAATCAAAGCCAAATCAGACTTATCAAAGATAGCCATCTGGTAGTAGTTAGGTTGGAAATGTACAACATCTCCTAGTTCATAAACACCTTCTTCTACACCGTCCCCTATAGCAATAACTTCTCCGCTATTTTGATACTTTGGTAAATCATGTACTTGATTTACATCCTCACTTTGTTTGGTGAATGATGTAGGAAGTATCAACCCACTATCTGTTTTTGTAGGATATTCGTATCTCCTAACTAAAATTTTGTCTCCTCTAAGCCTTTTAATAGGCAATCCTTCTTCAATTGTCATATCTTAATCTAACTTTTGTAATTCAAAACTACAACCATCATAGCCCTCTGCCGTCCAGTAATGTACTACTCCCATATTGTCCTCTATTACTAATTCATACTCGTCTGACTCTAGGATCTTTACTGGAGGCATCATGGGCAATAATGTTGTTATATCCATCATAGTTCTATACTATTATCTAATTTATATTGCTCCCATTCTTCTTTTTCCATTAAGTCTGGAAACTTTTTACCTTCGTTACAACTTTTCTTAACGTATAATTTACCAGGTACGCCACATCCACATACTTCACACTTACCAATAGCTAGGCAAGTATCTTTACAAATCTCAGCTCTAAAAGCTACTTGTTCTTGGATGTGCTCGTCTACTAGACCAAACTTACGTCCCAGCATTCTAGAGTTGCCTT